CAGGTCAAGAATAGAGGGGTCGTTCGGGGGTCTCGGGTGGCGTGACAAGGGCCCCCCATTGCTGGAGGGCCCTCATCGGCAAATATCCAAGGTAGCGCTTGGAACTTAGGCAGTGGCAGGCTTCATCTTCCTGTCCTCACTACCGCCGACCGTAGTCACTTCAACCACATTGTTCGGTCGAAGCTCTGCGAGTCGGGCTTCGATCGCATCGATCTGAGACACCTTCGCATCCTGGGCGGACGCCATCTGCCGGATCCGAGAGAGAACCGTGACGTTCTCGATCCCTTCGAGACGCTTCTTGAAATGGTCAATGCGCTTCACATTGAAGAGCTCCGCCATCTCGGTCTCGGAAATGAAATTGGGATTGTCTTCGATCGCCTTGTACTCGGCACTGTCCACGATCTCTGGGTCGTCAATCAGACGAATAGGGGAAAGGGTGCCGTTACTGAAGAGGTCGCTTGCCGTGGAGCGGGCATAGTCCTGATTCAGACGCCGCTCATCCACAGTCAGGGTCACAGTCTTCCCGGGACGGACGACCGTGCCAACCTCATTGCCCTTCACATCAAACTTGGTGATGCCGACATTGCCGTTCGTCGCATTCTTCCAAGTCTCCTTCTTGATCTCAGCCATGATAAACTCCTCTGATAGCCTTTAAAGTAAGTCTACTACACACCTATTGTGAGTAAACACATAGTTGTAGGCAGCTAGCAGAACATCTTCGCTTTCGCCCAGCAACCCGAGAGCCGAGTTGCAAGACCTGCACAGAAGACCGCGTACCTGCCCAGTCTCATGATTGTGATCGACCACAAGTCGATCGTTCGGCACCTTGCCGCATATAGCACATCGGCTGTCCTGACCCAGAACTAAAGCCTCATACTCCGGTTCTGTCAGCCCGTACTTCTTGAGCGTCTTGGCGCGATGGTTCTTGCGATCGTACTCACGGAACTTCTCACGGTTCGCCTCGCGGTATGCCTGGAGCCGAGCACGCTCATGCTCACGATTGTCTTTGCGGTACTGGGCAAAGCACTCGCGGCACCAATTCTGCAGCCCATCCTTCTTCTTGGAGAAGGACTCGAATGGCTTATCAACCTCACACTTAGTACATGTCTTCATGTCGCTCCAGATGCCAGAAGGGGAGGGCATTGCTGCCCTCCCCAGTCTAACGGTCATGTGTCAAGTCTCACGACTCAACAATACGACGCACCCTCTCGGGCCGATGGACGGTGCCACCAAAGTCCCGACGGGTCATGAAGTGCCAGTACCAGTTGTCCGACTCAACCCACTCACGGCTCATCATCCCACCGAAGAACGCGAACTTAGACGCGTCAGTCGACATGATGAACAGCTCGTTATCGGGGAAGAACGCCGCACCAGTGTCATCCTTGTAGTTCTTCAGGGTGACAATGTTGGCACCACGGTACGTACCGAGGATACCCTGGCGAACCATCTGCTCGTTGGTCGCGGGGATGAACCCAGCGCCATTGGTAGAACCAAGCAGCAGGTCCAGGATCTTCTCGGTCATCGGCGCGCGGCCGACGATCGTCACCTGGTTCGAGTTGGTCTCATCGCGAACCTCAGAGAGGGCCGTGTTAAGATCAGCCAGAGTGAAGTTCGAGGTGGGGATGTACGAAGGCGACATCGAATCAATCGCAGCCTGGAACACGGCCAGAACGCGGTTGTTCACCTCAGCGTCCATACGCTGGATGCCGAGCTCGATCATCGTAGCCTGGGTCTCAGCAAAGTTGGTGATGAGCTTGTCTTCAAACTCGTACACCTGGAAGCCGAGCGTATCGCGCTCGATCTCCATGACCTCACTGTGAACCGTGCTCGCCTCGATGTAGCCACCACGGGCCACCCAGAATGCGCGCAGACCGCGAGTCTCCTTCACGAACGAACGACCCTCGAAGGGGAGGTTCTCCACCTCGGCCAGAAGGCTGAGGAGGTTCTCGTGCTGGAAACCTTCAAAAATGGTCTCCGTCATCTGCTGCGCCATCTCGGCACGCCACTCGGTATTCCGCCAGTTCTGACGGGCCTCCTCGTTGACGCGGCGGACCAGCTCGCGCTGAGCAGCCTTATCGCCGTTCTGGCTGTTATAGGGATCAACAACACTTGTATTAGGCATCTTTAGACACCCCCTCTCAGAAGTTCAGGAGAGCTTCGAGCTCTCCACGGTTAGTATCGACCTTGGTCACGACCAGCCAGTAGTCAGCCTCAGTCGAGGTCTTCTTCCAGTAGCCGTCGGTGTCGTCACCGGCGCCAGGGCACAGCTTGTCGCCGACCTCAACAGGAGTAAGACCAAGATCCGAAGGAAGAACCATGGCGCGGCCGTCGTAGTCGCGGGTATGCAGGAACGTGCTGTCCTCGGTGTTGCGCAGCACGATCTTGACCGTGGTGCCCGAAACAACCTGGACTGCCTTACCGGCAGGGGCGAGACCCTTGTCGGAGTAGGTGGTCAGGAGAACGTCGTCACCCGCGTAAGCGGACGGGGCGTGCTCGTACACCAGGATCCCACCCTGACCGGGCAGCGGCTTGTTGGCGTCAGCGGCGGCAAGTGCCACCTCAAGGCGACCAAGATCATCGGTATCACCCGTCACAACGACGGGTGCCCCGATAACGAGATCGGTAGAGCCAGCAATGCTGTATCGGCCACCTCGCTCCGAAGAGCGCGGAGGAGCGCGGAACTCAAAATTACGTCCATAAGTAGACATTGATGTTTACCTCCCCTCTCAAAGGGCTCGGGGGTCAAAACCGCTGCGAAGGGCCGCATGGACCTCTGCAACAGCACTGCCACCATTGTTGTTAGTAGTACGGGTGCTCATCGCGGTCTCCGCAGGGAGACCGGTGGGAACCTCGGTCGAACGAGCTGCCGTCGACAGCTCCTTCCAGCCCTCAACGAGCTGACCGAAGGTCTCATCATCCATGGCGACCCAGCGATCGAGATTTGCCTCAATGTGAGCCTCGCTGAACAGCGACGCCGCGGAAACCACGGACTTACGCTCTTCCTTGCGAGCCTCCAGCGCAGCAGCCTCTTCGACAGCGGCAGCCTCGGCATCGAGCCACGCGACAATCTCGTCACGCGTACGCTCAGCCTCAGTTGCACGAATCTCAGCAGCGTCAAGAGACGCCTGAAGCTCAGCAATCTGCGCCTCAACCTCGGCACGAGCAGCACTGATGCGCTCCTCGACCTCACCCTCAGCGAGGGAATTCCGAAGCGTATCCAGCTCCGCCTGCACGGGGGCGAGAGCCTCCTTGACGGCAGAGGTCAGTTCATCCTCAGTATAGGTATTCATGTCACCCCCTCGTGATGGGTTGGTTGTGTTGGTTGTTTCATTACACACGGCGCAATTGGCTGCGTCATGCTCGACATCGTCAGGCTTCTCAGCGAGCAGCTTGTCGTGAATTTCAGTCATGCTGTCCATAAAGAAGCCTTTCTTACATCTGCAAGAGACATCGACTTTGGTTACGGCTTAATTGAGTCTCGTGCGATGCGACGCCCGAGAACATCAGCCGGAACCTTCTTTTCCTTTGCCTGCATGAGCAGAGCGAGCATCATTTGCTCAACCTGCTTCCAGGAAAGATGAGGCATTTCCTCGACCAGCTGATCATGCACCTGCTCTGCAGCAGCAGCATTCTCCTGAATGAGCTTCGAAAGCTCCTTCACCTCAGCGCCACCCCAACCCGGCTGAGCCGGAGGGATAATGAGCGCGCCAGCAAGGAAATGAGGATCGTTGAGCTGCTTCACCGCAGAGGGGCCAAGCAGATGCTCGCAGTAAGAGGCCGATCGGGGGCCGTCATACTGGAACGTCATCCCGCAGCCGTCAGCTCCGGCGCACGTCACAGTTGAAGAAACGCACTCCATGCTCAGGAAGCACTCGCCTTCAGCGAATGCGCGCTCAACAATGTCCAGCTCGTTCGGGAAGTAGTACTTCCAAAATGCGCCCAGCGTCTCAATGTATGGATGCTGCGAAACCTCAGCAGACTGAGCGTCCTCATTGAGCGCTCGGGGATACATCATCTCGGCAGCCACAAAAGCGCCGACGATCTTCTTTGCCTGATGGTTCATGTTCATCGGCGAATGCAGAATGGTCGGCTTCTTCATCTGAAGATCAGCGAGAGTCCAGAACTGCCCATTGTAATTAGCGTTGTCGGCCTCGACATACTTGCCGAGCACCCACTTGATCGCCTGGTTAGAAACAATGTGCTCACTCGCCCAAGAAGAAGCAACATCTCGGCTGTCATCCAACAGGAGAGCCTGAGTGCCCAAGAAGTATGAATTGTCACCCTCGACAAGAACAGTCATAAGGCAGCCTCCTGAAATAAGCTATCGGGAATGTACTAACTCTGATTAAGTGAAACTATCTCACTTGTCCTTGGCTGGACCTCGACCAGGACCAGACTTGACGGACTGACGGTTCATTCCGCCGCCACCCGTCTTGCCTCCACCGCGACGACCGTCGCCCTTGGTGTTGCCAGGAAGCGGGTCTGTAGGCTGGTCTTCTGGATCATTCGGATCAGCCTGATCACCAGGAGCAGCAGAGAACGGCACGTTGACCGGCGTGAAGATGTCGTCGTACTTCTCGGCTTCCATCTCCCGCTTCATTGCCTCATCAGCCTCATCGATGTCGATCTCGGCCAAGGTGGTGTAGCGAGAAATGTCACCGCGGTCACGCAGATCCTGCAGATACACAGCGAAGTTCGGATCGAAGTCCAAGCTGATACGGCTCGGGTAGAACTTCAGGTTCGGCTCCGCCTTCAGCTGATCGTTCCGCTCGAAAGTGGGCATGATGACATGCTTCATCACATGATTACGGATGGCGCCACGTCGCGCCTCCATAGAACGAGCCACAACCCTGACCAACTTGGTCGAGTCGTCAGAGCCGGTGCCAGCTGATGCACGACCGGTCACGAACATCTGATAAAGACGAGATGCGATTCGTGAATCCAAGACACCATACCTGCTGGGGTCAAGTGTCTTGTCAACGTCCGGTGTGATGATCTCAATCTTCACACGGTGATCCGAAATGATAATCGGGATACGGGCAGCGGTCTTCACCTGGGCAGCCAGACGATCCACTTCGCCAGCCTTCGCAGGCAGCGTGTCAGTACCCTTGGTGACCAGAAGAATGAAGTTCGAAGCACCAATCAGATGCTGGCGGTCCATCTCGCGAAGCTGCGCCTTCATGTCCATAAGGTCGAAGACCGACTTCATGCGAACAGAAGGGAACCGCTGATAGCTAGAACGAGTTGCAGTCAGGCGACTCACCGCATCCGGCCGCATGAGATACAGATTGTCGCGACCAACAGCTCGGCGATCACCAGTCTCCTGCTGGAGAGAGGTCATCTCGGTCTCGGGCACCTCATACTTCTTCGAGATGATCTTCGAAAACAGAGGATCGGTGCCAGTCTCGATCGCCTCGATCTCATCGCGATCAGCGATATAGGCGAGCTGTTCCTGACCGAAGATGAAGTTGCCCACCGGCACAATCTTCAGAGGGTCCATGATCGCGAGACCAAGCGGGACCTGAAGACCGTCGAACGTCTTCTTGCGCTTCGTGCCGGTATCGGAACGACCAGACACCTTGTACGGAGAAGCAGCCCTGCCGAAAAACACCATGGGGTGGACCATCGAAGCGATGAACATCTCTCGCCACATCTCGCGCATACGCGCCTCGATGTCGATGTCCTCCATGATCTGGCGCCAAATGTCCTGCTCGTCCTGGTCATCGCACTCAACGACAATTCGGTTGAAGGCGAGCTGTTCGGTGGTGTCAATGATGTTCGAAGCAACATCATCAGACTCTGCGATCTCCTGAGCAATAGAGATCTGCGGGAAAACTCCGTGAGGGGCAAGGAATCGGTCCCTCTTGATGAGACCAGAATCGCTTCGCGGTTCCATGCTCTGGGACCAGCGGGTCAGAGCGGCAAGCTCCGGGTACTGGCGATTGATGGCATCAATGACTTCACCGTCGGCGATATCGGTGTCGTTCATAATGGTGATGTTGGACCCGTTTTCTGGGTCAAACTGAATCTCGGAACCCATTAGTGGCCTCCCCTAGAAATGTCCCACTCGGTGGCGATGACGGCAGCGATCCTGGACCAGACCTTGAACTGTCGATCGACCTCCGTCAGGAACGGATCGATCTCCTTGATCCTGAAGGTTTCCGCCTGCTTGTTCGTGCTGCGCACCAGCTGATTCCTGATGAAGGAGGCTCGCGCGCTGTACGAACTCAGAAGCTTCATGATCTCCAGAGGGTCCATCGTCTTGAAGAGGCACATTTCCTCCAGGTAACCCTGGATTTCCTTATGCCAAGTCGCAAGAAGGTCTGGCAAAGTCCTACCAACTACTTCACTCATGGGATACCTATCAGCTTTCTAGTTCCGGTAATGAACACCAGAACGACAACAAGTACACAAAGACCGCCACTTCGGAGTCATCCATCCTGGGAACCTTCAAAAACTCAGCGGCGCCACCGGACACCACCTGCCCTCCATGCAACGCCGGGTAACAAAACGAGGTGTCATACATTTCGTTGAGGCACGACACACACGAAACCACAGACCACTTGCCCTCCATGCAGAACATGCGCGCAGGAGCACCACAGACTACGCAACCAACGTCAGAGATCGAGGATGATCGCATCTGAAGGTTGGAACGTATCCTCTTGAGACTTGAAGAACTCTTCAATGCTTGCTTGCTTCCACGCCAGAGCAGCCATCCGACAACCATCCAGGCTGTGAAACGAGCCAGCTGAGTAAGTCTTCTTTCGGCCGTACATGTCAAGCGCGGACTTGTCATATGTGAAGGTCTGGCCCTTGAACTCACCGATCAGCTCCCTGTCCCATGGAAGCCGCAGCTTCTCGTCATCAACCAAGCTTCGGAGACAGTCCGAGCTATTGCCCGTGTAGTAGATCGTCCCGCTTCTCCGAGCCAGCCATGTGCCGCTCTCGGTGGTCGGACACCACACGACACCGCGGTGGATGCGCCTCTTGGTCTTGCCTAAAACGGTCGGTCGCACGAAATCTCGCTTCAGGATCTGGACAAGCCACATTCCCGACTTAGCTTGAGTGACGCTCACGGGTCGACCAGCCAGGACGCAGGCATGCGCAAAAGCCTCAGCATGATGACGCTTCTTCTGGAGTAGCTGCCCCGGCCCGCTGCCATCGGCAGCCAGGGTAACTCTGATGAACTCATCCAGCTGGTCTTGCGTCAACGACGAAAGAAAGCTCAGAGAAACTTCTTTCTCAGGATAGGACACCACCTCTTCGAGCCCTCTTGCCGATTCGGCATTCAGCCAGAAGTTCACCATGCCATTCTTGATTTCGGACTCAGAGAACCCGGAATCACCGAACGCACCAAGCAGGTCCGACCGGATCTCGTCCACCAAGCCCGGGTTCACCTTCGCTGACTGGGCTATACCGAACCCACACGAAGAACCCGTCCTCCCGTGACCCCACCAGCCCTCGGTGTAGGCCCAGGCGACCGTGCGGACAAAGTCGTCCGAATAAATTGACTTCAGGGCAGCGCCACCGGGACGGACATTCGGAACTCCCGAACCATTCACGAGGGTTTCCGTCGTCCTCCACTCCCACCCCTTCGTATCGTGATGGGTGAACCAACGATGATTCAACGTAGAGACGCTCGACATACCGCGCTTGCCCACCTCCAGGACTTCGCGCTCACCGTCGAACCGATTCATCGACAGGACCTTGTCCCATCTCGACCGACCCGAGATCGGATCGAGTGCCAGGATCTCATCACCTTCCAGAACTTCGTGGTGAGACCTCCAGCCCTCCCGGGTGAAGCACTGTGTCTCCTCGTCCACGCAGTACTCCAAGACGTTCCTCTTGATCTCAGCCTTCTCATATCCCTTGGGGTCGTTCTCGTCGATATCCACCACATCGTCGAAGTCGACGACCAGCTTCTCGGAGAAGTTGTAGCCCTTAATGCGATCCAAAATGAACTTCAAACGATCGTTGTTGCGAACATGGTTCTGGATATCCTGGAAGAGCGGCAAACCCAGACCCGTCTTATCCATCGCGAACGCCTGCGGCCGGTAATGGTCCGCCAACCACATAATGATCTGGACCTGATTCTCATGGGCCACACGCTTCAACATGATGCGCCCAATCAACTTGAGCTCAGTCTTAGCAACCTTCTTCTTGACCGCCCTCGTGCCAGTCGAAGCAGCCGCAGCCCACGCATTGCGATCAGCCATCTCCGCCGCATCCGGCTTATGCTCAGCGAAAATCATGATTGCCGTCGGCGCCTGGGTATAACCGATGTCCGCGCCAATCCAAATACGCTTATACTTGTTATGAGACGGCGGAGGATCAAGCAGCATCAAGGCGTTGCCATCGTGATCCCGGATAGCGGCATCATCGATATGGCACTCCCAATACTCGTTGATGTTGTACTCGCTCGAAGTATCGGCATCACAGCACTCCATGAGACGATGCAACACAAACAGTGGGCTCTGAGCGTCACCATGGAGCCCAAGCACGTTGCGTCGATAATCGGGCGAATCCTTGTGGCCGTACAGCTGAACCTTCTCAGCGCGCTCATCGTCATCCCACGTAGGGCGGTACATAGCCGGGTAATGGTGGACCTCCCAACCAGAATCAGGCTGCGTGTACTCATAGAACTTGTCACGGATACCACGGGTCACGCCGTGGGCTCGCCACTGGGCCTTGGACTCGCCGCGCTTCACGGTCTCAATGATTTCCAACCAGCCTGCTTCTGGGTAATCCTGGCCCTCGTCCAACTCCAACCAGATCGGGTGGATGTTGTGGCTCATGATCGAACCAGAAAGGTAAGAGTGAGCGTCCGTGATGATATTCACTACCTCGCGAGGACCCACATCGGTCACCGACTTGACCTTGCCCAACAGGTAGTCATCTAGTTCTGCTGCCTTGCCTGCGCCTGGCGGATAGATACCAAATCGGTAAGAAGGCTTGGGCTTAGACTTCAGCTCGACGCCCATGATTTCGGTGACCTTTGGCTGCACAACACAGTGGCCGGAACACTTCAGTCCCAAGGTCTGAGCAAGCAGCTGAAGCCCGTGAGCCAGGAATTCTGATGCAGTGCCAACCTGCCAGCGCTGCCTTTCCTTGTTCCAGTGGCCGTCTCCAGCAAGGTAGCCATCGAGCAATGCGCTGCGAAACTCGTCCTTCATAGACAAGACGAAGGCTGGCAACCTCTTACCGTCTGCAAGCTTGCCGAAGTGCTCCAGAAGCCAAGCGTTGAACTCCGCACAGCTGACTTCAACCACGTCTGCGCTGGAATGCTCACGCTCGATCCTGCGGTACTTCAATCCCAAGACATCGAGATGATCCTCTGGCCTCGCCTTATCTGGGTGCGCCACCCAGTTCACTCGCCCACGCGTTCCCTTCTCGTCTGTGAGGTACCCGTCAGCTAGATAGAGGCCGACGAGCCACCAGAATGAAGCGGACTCCGGCTCAAAGCGAGTCGTATCTGGATACACCACGTCAAGGTGATCGAACTCTGTCGGCGTAGCCCAGTAGAACTGATCATCAAGCAAATCCTCGGTGATGCCCCACCACATGCCCTGTGAGAAGTCGCGCTTGTGCTTTGAGTCAGCCAGATTGGAGGCGCCGTAAAAGCGGTGGTCCCACGACACCGTGATCGGCCACGAACCCTGCCCATTCACCTCGTAGCAGGTATCGGCAGTGTCCTTCTGGACAGAGGTGACTTCACGCCAACCTTCGTGAGTCCAGACGGTGTCACCAGGGGCGATTTCGCCCGCCCGCTTGTGCCCCTCGGTAGTCAAAATGGGCGTTTGAGAATCGCTGCAACCCTTGATTCCCTTGCCGTCACGCTGGGGGATGCGCCCCATGATGCGCGCACCGTTCCTGAAGTTCATGTGGAACGGGCGGTGCTTGATGCCGTTACGCCCGTGAGTCAGCATCTCGGCAGGTAGCCGGTTGTTGATGAACACGTTCTCGATGTTGTCCGTCAGAGCATCCAGGTGGTTGCCCTCAGGGGCCGTGACAACCATCTCCTGGCCAGCGTGGATGAACGGGAATGCGAGCGCCCGGAACCTGACCGACAGTGACTTGCCCGAAGAACGAGAACCCATCTCGATCTGGCGGGCATTGCTGTTCCGCCACCACGGCCACTGGAACGGCCACGCCCTGAAGCAGCCGTCGTCCGTGGTCTCATCTGTCACCATAAACTCGGCTTGGTCCAACCCTGACGGATCAGAGAGGATCGCCCAGAGATAGCACTCGCCCTCATCTGGGATCGAAATCGCAGCCATCAGCCACGACCCTTCATCTTCAGATACCAGACAGTCGCAGTCTCCGGCGAATCGCTCAGAAACTTGTCCATCGTCAGCAGCACGAAAGCGACCCTGTACTCCAAGAAGTAGGACGGGTCCTTGCGGTACGCCTTCGCGACCTTCTCCATCGTCTCGAACGTCGGAGGAACCGTGCCGTTCAACAGACGGTGGACATGATCCTTCTGAAGATCGCACTTGTTGGCGATACCTCGGATGGACCGACCGTGAGTCAACGCCTTGAAAGCGGTCTTGAAATCAGACTCCGAATAGCTAGAACCGCTGAGCTTTGCCAGTTCAGCCTCAGCCAAAGGACGACTCAGAGCAGGCCGCTTCCCAGGACGCGAACGCTTACCCTCCGCCTTGAGCAGATCGCCCATGACATGAGTGAACACATCGCCGTCAGAGTCGAGAGCCCGTGACCAGTCGATAGATTCGAGAGCCGGATATGTCTGCTTGACCTTGCGGAGGTTCTCTTCCCACACAGCCTTGCGATCAGACCCCATCAGAGCTCCCTCACCCAGGACGACAAATAGCTCTCCGCTTCGGCTCGCCAGTCAGTGTTCTCCAATACGCCCAAACGGGTGTTGCAAGGGAAGCACAGCAATCCACGGACCTGACCCGTCTCGTGGTTGTGGTCGACATGCAGGGCCTGCTTGAACTCGTTGGCATGTCGATGACAGATAGCACAACAGTGATTCTGGGCATCGAACATTTCCTCATACTGATCCCTAGTAATCCCATAACGGCGCTTGATGTGAGCCCAGTTCAGCTGAGAACGAATACGATCGTAGTTCTCGCGATAGTAACGAGCGTCTTGCTCCTTCTTCTTCATGGCTTGAGTTTCGGCGGCCTCCGTTTCGCAGGGCTCGCAGTAGCGAGAGAGTCTCTTGGCCTTGCCCACCCGCCTAAATTCAGAAACGGGGCGACCGACCCTGCACCCCGAGCAATACTTCTGACCAGGCGGCAAGTTGTTCTTCATGCTCATGCAAGAACGACAATTGTGCATTAGTCCATCGGGGTAGTTGTTGTTCACAGAGAAATCCCCCAAGGGGAGATCCTCGCGGCAGTTGTAACAGGTCTTAGTCATGTTAGAGTTATCGGTCAACATAGGTCTCATTAGAGAAGTCTAAAGCTCTCTCACCCACAAAGCCTGCTCCTTACGGAACGCAGCGTCGATCTCTTCAAACTTCTCGTTCTGGTCCAAGATCCACTGCATGATGTCATCCGAGGTCCTGTTGAACTCGCGGCGCTCATCTTCTGTCGAGTTGTGATAGAAGGTGATAATCCCGATCAGCTCCTTCCACAGAGTGACGGCCGCGACGGCTTGGTCGTTGCGCATGATGCCGAACTGCTTGGCGCGCAGCTTCAGATTGTGAATGAAGTCGCCGACCGACTCGGCAGACTCCTTGTCGCGGGTCGCCTTGTCGAGACCCAGAGCCTTCTTGACGAGGCGGATCTCCTTGGAGTTCTCAATGATGTTCTTGCGGATCTCGTCCACATTGATGAGTTCTCCAGCGTAATCCCTCTCCTCGGAGAGCCACTGGGACCAGCGGTAGACCATCAGCTCCATGATGAGCAGCCGGTCAAGCTCCTGGAAGTCGGTGATGTTCTGGAAGATGTTGTCGTCCAGATATCGCTGTGCGACCTGTTCGTAGTATTCCTTCTCGCCGTCGGACAGCACCTTGATGGTGGCTCCCGAGGGGCAGGTGACCATGACGAGGTCTCGAACTTGGTCGAGCAGGTCATCTAGGTTTTCTGATTCATCTGGCATGATAATTGGTGTATCGCCCGTTGAGACAAAGAAATGAAGTCAGTGCGGCTTCTTCTTGTACTTCGCCTTAAAGAAGTCGATGTTCGTCTGCTGCGTATCCTCCCAATTCGGGATGTACTTCTTGAAGGTCGTGCGATGGTAATGGATCACCGTCACATCAGTACGAAGCACCAGCTTGAAACCAGCGTTCTTTGCGCGCTCGCAGTAGTCATCATCGTCACCGAACCCCAAGCCGAACTCCTCTGAGAGGTAGCCGATCTTCGTGATCACATCACGCTTGATGACCACACAAAAGAAGGCGAGCATGCCGTTGATCTCACGGGTCTTCTGCCGGAAGAACGAAGCAGGAAGCTTGTCTCGATTCTGCCAGCTCGCGGCAAGCTCCGTTGTCGGACCCACCAGCCCGACAGCCGGATCATCAAAGCATTCCAGCATCTTGTCGAGCCACCCAGGCTCAACGATCGTGTCGTTGTTCTGCAGGACCACATAGTCCGCGGTGGAAGAAGCAATGCCCTGGTTAACGCCCTTGATGAAGCCCAGGTTCTCGGGGTTACGGATCACGAAATGCGAATGATCCTCCAAAGCGACCATCGTGGCTTCGTATTCGTTCTGCTCGCTGCCGTTGTCAATCAGGATGATGCGGTAATCCTCGGTGCAATCCTTGATGCTCTCCAGCAGGTTAATCGTGTACTCGCAGTTGTTGAACTGCGGGATAATGATGTCCACCTTTGTCATACGACGACCTCGCTCACGAACTGGAAAGAATCAGCCGAGGTGACCAGCTCAAAGACATGATCAAATGTCTCCTCAAGACCGTTTCCGCAGTCATTCTGAATATGACCATGCCACGAATCCCCGCGCAGCTTGTAAACAGGAAGCTCAGCCGGGCGGCGATCATCGTTGTACGCCTGATCCGCGACCCACCAACCATGATCCAACAGCCACGAGAATGAACCGTCAGAGATCTGCCAACCAGGGGCCTTGAAGCCATTCACGAAGAACGGGGGCACCCGATTCATGTAGCTCCCCATCTCCTCATAGGTCCAGTTCTCTGCCTCACGAGGATGAGGATGCTTCCAACCGTGAACAGCAAGCTCAATCCAGCCTGGAGTGCTGCTCCAGAAATCATCGCTACCGAGCCCAGGAACAGCGAACACTGTGCATCTGAAATCAGGATTAGCGTCCTTGAGTTGCTGCAAAAGGTCGAGCCTATGGTTCGTCTCGTGGTAGTCGTCCCAGTCGAGGATCATGACTTCACACAGTCGATGAAGTGGTAGTCGCCGACCGTCGAGTACGTGGCACCATCACCGAAGAAGCCCAGAAGGTCCTTCGGCTCGAACTCCCAAATGTGCTCGGGATAGTCGCCGTGGAGCTTCGCGTTTTCGCAATGGGTATCGACAGTCGACAAGGTCACATGGCCGCCCGGCTTAGTGACACGCAACAGCTCTTCGCAGAAGGCAGTAGGATCCTCAATGTGCTCGATGATCTCACCAGCGATCACTACATCGAACATGTCGTCCTCGTAGGGAAGCTCCACGACATCGGAGAGCTTGTAGTTGATCTGAGGCGCCCGGTCCTTGACGATGTCGCGCGCAGTGTAGGACTGGTCAACCGCATGCAACTGGACCTTGAGCCGAGTCTCCTCCGCGATGTACTGGACAGCGCCGAAAACTCCCGCACCAACATCGAGCACCTTGTCGCCGTCCACCACTGGGGCGATCAAGGCGCGCATACGCACCGCGTCGTAATAGGGCCGCGAGTTGTACTCTTCGCCCCAGATCTTCTCGTAGTACTTCGCGTCGTCAATCTTGTCCTTATGAAGTCGCTTCATTTCTCTTCCTCCCACTTGCGCTCGAAATACTCGGGGTACCGATTTGCCTGCCCTGCTGTCGTCTCATAATGCTCAACCACGATGGGTTCCATGTAGCCACACTCACCACCCTGCTTTCGGAACCAAGCGCACACCTGCTGATCCTGGCCCTGAGCGAGCGGCAAGCTCTCGTCATAGCGAAACTGCTGGTAAGTATCGGCACGCATCACGTGGAACAGCCCACCGATGATCCCAGTGATCCCAATCTCCACATCATCAACCATCGTCATTCGGGCTCGGTGAGGCTGGTTGACGATGCCCTCAACCCGAGGCGACAGGAACATGTCGCGGCGCAAAGGTGGCATATTCTCGTACAGCCTCACGATGCGAGCGATGATGCCGTCATAAACCACCTCGCAATCGTTATCCATCTTGATGATCAAGTCATAGCCTGACCCGATGTAGTCAAGGGCCTGATTGCTCGCCACGCTGATTCCCAAGTTGCGGTCGTTCTTGATAACGCGAACCGTGTCATGCTCCCACTGATACTCAGCGGTCAACCAACGTTGGGTATCGTCTTCGCTGCCGTTGTCGACAACGAAATGGTCGAACTCATGACCAGCCTTCTCACGAAGCTCGCCGAAGCAATGCTTCGTGTAATCCAAACGCTCACGAGTGAGTGTGTACAGGGCAACCTTCATAGTCCGTGCTTCTCCCTAACCTTATCTCTTGCTGACTTCCAATTGTCATTGCCAGTAATGCCCGTATCAAGCCAGAACGCAATGAAGTTTGTGTCCTTCACATAGACGCCCGTGGACCCGTTCTCCACCATCGTAAGGAACATGTCCCAATCCTGGAGCCGCTCCAGGCTCTCATCGAAACCTGGGAAAGCCGAAGCGCGCACAAGGCTCATTGTTGAAATGTAGTTCTGCCTGCGCAGAGCGGAGATATCAAACTCTCTAGCAGTGTGCTTCAGGAACTTTGGAGTTGGATGATTGGCAGCCAGGTAATCGCAGTACGCGAAGTCGGCACCATCGATGTCCCTCAACAGCTTCCTCAATATGTCCTTACCAAGGATGATGTCATCGTCGCAGAAGAAGAGAAATTCTTCCTGGGCGCGGCGAGCGCCTTGATTGCGCTTCCACTGCACGTGCTCAGGGCCGCTGTAAGTCAGGACCTCGCTTGGTTCGTTGGCCCAAATGCTCGGCAAACAGTAGTTCATGTAGAACTCATCGCGACTATCCATATGAGGAACCACTACGGTGATCGGCAACTTAGCCATACTCAATCCCGTGGTTGTCGCAGAACTCTTCGAAGATGGCCTTGGAGGGCGCGACATGCTTCGACATGCTTCCCACGGTGCTCGACTTGTGCCACTCGTGAACCATCTCAGCCGAGCCCAGATACCAGACCTCGTAGCCGTGTCCCTGAACGTGGTACGCGTACCCGGTCTCCTCGTAGTAATGCTGGGTCAACAGAAACGCACCCTCGGCATCAGGGAACTGATCCTTGAAGATGTGACACTCCCGCATCTCATCCCAGACAGCGCGCTTCGTAAAGAAGGCGGACCCGTTGATGGTGACCGCCTGCTTGTCGTCCTGGAGGCCGCCCTTCTTCCTGGCCTTGAAGCCGCGATGAATCGGCTTCGCCAGCGTCCCAAACGTCCCGGCCCACGTCACGAGACCTTCGCTGCTCACCTGCAAAGGCCCAACCGCAGCCACCTCATCGTGGGCATCCAAGAACTCAACGCAGCGATCAATGCAATGACTATTCGTGAATCGAGTATCAGCATTCAGCAACACAAGATTGCGGCCAGAGGTCTGTGCGGCACCCAGGTTGCACGCCCTGGCGTAGCCGATGTTCTCCTGGACCAGGACGTACTCGTAATCCACCTTGACCGGCCGGACACGTCCGGGCCCACGATGGTGCAGCGGCTTGGGGGCCCGCTCGAACGGCACGATGGGGTCAACATCAATGACAGTCACCGTGTAGGAGCAATCAGGCTCGTGCTCCGTGATCGAAAGCAGCAGAGCGCGCAGGAGGTCAGGAGTCCTGTAGTTCGTGATGATGAGATCAATATCCGCTACGGACATCTACCTGCTCCAGCTTAGAAGGCTTCATGACATGCTTGCTGCAGTACCGACCGTCCCACAACAAGGCGCCACCGGCATTAGTGACACCCAATGACCATCCTACATCCTCGCCCTGCTTATGGAACACATAATCAACCCCATAGGCAGAGCTTTTCATCATCTTGACGGCCATCAAAATGTCGACCTCCATCACGCCGTTGGAGTCCCGGCGATGAAACCCGGCCCATGGAGCCTTGCGCCCGTTATTGAAGATCGCGTAGGACGGGCAATCTCTACCTGGAGCCATGAATGCCTTGCCGCCAACAGCCCACACGTCAGAACGATTCATGTGCTCCAACATGCCCTCGATGGCCTTGGGGTGCAGCAGAATGTCAGAATCAAGGCTCAAGAAATAGGTGGGCTCGATCTTGCGAACCTCACATAGAAGGAGATTTCTGAGCTCCACCATGTGCTGCAGGCGGTCGCTCCCCCATCTGCGAACATCCTCACGAGCTGGCTCATCTACAGCAATCACCGTTGAGTCATCCCAAGTGCAGCTCTCCAAATCGTCGACTCCGGCAACGAAGAGGAACTCTGGCACCAAACCAGCGTTCGCAGCAGATTTCAGGGCGTACTGCTTCCAGGTAGGCAGGATCCATTCCCGCTTACGCACCGGGCAACCGATCAGCAGCTTCACTGCTTAATCTCCCAGTTAGGGATGATGTCCTTGAACTCTCGCTCCATCGCCCGGTACTGCTTGTCATCCAAGATGACGAGAGTTTCCTTCGGGTAGTGGATGCCGAAGCGCTTGATCTTGATCTTGGACGGCTTGTCCATCCAACCCTTGACCTCAAGCCAATAGTGGCTGCCGTCGGTGCGGGTGACCTTGAAGTCGGGCGTGTACTTGGTGATGCCACGCTTCACCGGGAAGTGAAACACCTCCGGCTCGTACTCCCAGAAAGAGATGTCGCCGGTCATAATAAGGATGTCGAGGAACCGGGCGGCGTTAGCCTCCCAACGGGAACGCATATAGATGTCACCAAGGTCCTCGCGCGCGCCCTTGACACCCCGGGCATGCGGGTTCACCCACTTGGAAGCAGGCTTCGTCTTGGGCCTATCGCCAAACGCACGCTGAAGATCAGCCTTGGTCTGCCGGGCGAGCTGCGCTTGGCACACCTTCGTGCAGGTCTTGCGGGTCGACTTGGCGGGCAGATCAAACTCGGTATCGCATATCACACAGGTAGCCACACGAGTACATCGGTGGCACCCAATCAGAGTTTGAATACGACAAAGACCCCACACGACGTGTGGGGCCTTGCCGCTCACTGCTTCAGCTCTCGGGCTGGAACACCTCGTCGGCCAGGATGCCGACAGTCTTCTCGGTGACTTCCTTGATGTCGAAGGAGGTCGCCTGATCGATGATCTGGATCTCCTTGTCGATCTCCGCAGCGAGGAAGTTGAACTCCACACGGACGTTCTCGCCCGTCTCGCTCATCGTCAACGCATCCGGCAGCCACTCTTCGACCTGATCGTGCATGACCGCCATGGCCCGCTTGATCTTCGAAACCAGCGCCTGCTTCTCTTCGCTTGTCATGTTCTCGTATACCTCCATCGACTTCATCATCTTCTCGTGCAACTCGTGGCGCTGGTCCCAGAAGTCCTTCGCCGAGATCTCCATCACCGAAACCGTGGTATCGGTGCCGTCGAACACGTGCTTGTCAGTGCTCAGAACATTGAACGCCATCAGTCTTCCTCTTCTTCGTCATCGAGGTTCAGCAGAGAGGCACCCTCTGAACGAATGCGCTCCAACATGACCTCCTCTTCTGTCGGTGCGATCTTCTCAAACTCCTGATCCTGAGCGAACTGCTCGGGACGGAGAATGCGATCAGACCACGCCAGATCACCAATTCGGAACGTAGCCCGAATGTAGAACTCCTCACCCTCTTCCATCAACTCACGAGGGGAGGTGCCAGCGGCAACCTGCTCCTCGCTCGCCGAGGACTGGATCATGCCAGATATGGCGTACAGGCCCATCTGCTCGCACGAATCCGTGAGCGTGGTCATCATCTCGTTGAACTCAGATGCACTATCCGGTGCTTCGTCGTCGAAATCCATGAGAGCAGATTAGGCCGCTGCCAAACTCGTGTCAAGCACTTTTTCTGACGACCCCGAACTCGGCCCAATCCTCGGCCGTGATCCGGTCGGGATTCTTCATCTGGAACTTGTGCCGGTACTTCTTCATGTACCCGGCCTTCTGGTACTCCGAACAGATCACACTGAGACGCTGGTAGGGGATGCCCAGCATCTCTGCCAAGTCATACTGGCTGTGCTTCAAGATCCCCAGCCTATCGGTGTGTTCCCATAGCTGCATGTACAGCTCTTCACGGTTATGCATTCTACTCCTCGTAAACTGGCATCTCGGTACGATCAGAACGGGGCATTTCAGCTACTCGGCAGAAGGCAAGTATCTGTCGTACAGAAGCGCTCACCTTCGGCTTCCATACCATGAGCATACAGCGAAGCGATGTCAAGAGGCTTGATGTTCTCCATCATCGCCAAAGCATCCTCTTCAGAGATCGGCTCATACGGTGCCTGAGCATACGAAGTACCTGCATCGTCGATGGGCAGGAACGAGACAGTCTTCAGCTGACCCTCAAGAGAACGCAGCAGAGGTGCGATCTCCTTCTTCTCCTCGGGCTTGAAGCTCACCGTCACCGAAACCATGTTGTCAGCCCAGTAGCGCTGCGCCATGGCAGCCAGATGAGCCTTCTCCCAGATCGAGACATCCAGCTCGCTGCGGACATCCAGACCACGAGTGGGGAATGTGGCAACAACCGTTGAGGACGGGTCCATCACGTCAGGTTCGACATGGTAGCCAGCCTTCTCGACCAGAGCCACGATCGGATCAGTCTTGTGGAGCCGCAGACGGCGCAGGAACCAGCCGGTCGTCGTCGGCCAATGCACGCCAGCCGTAGTGCCAGCAATCAGGCTCGTGGTGCCAGCAGGCTTCACCGTCGTGATCTTGATCGAGTCACGAACACCCAGCCACTCGCTATACTTCGTGTCAACCGCGTCCAGATACTGGTATCCGTCGTCCATCCAAGACTGCATCAGATCCCAGCCACGGGACTCCACGAACTCGACGATGCCCGTCATCGACACACCGATGCGACGGTTCCGGGTGATGACCTCGTTGGTCTCAGCCCAGGTGCTCGGCATCAGCGTCACAGCCTTGGCGTACATGTAGGCATGCTTGATCGACTTCTTGAAGTCATCGAATGTCTCATGACGAGACGGGTACAGCTCCACGAGGCAGCAGAACTCGTGAGATTCAAGCGAGATCTCCGCACATGGATTCACGCCCTGCACCCGGTAATCCTTGTTGTTGGCCGGGTCAGCCATGCGGCCATATGCGCGCAGGAGATCAAGCCAGACAACGCCCGGCTCGCCGTTGAGAGCGATGCGCTCCACGAGATGATCCAGAGAGTCACCAGCGTTCACCACAACGCTGTTGTTCGAAGTCCAAGCCCAGCCATCGGGACCGGTACGCTCAGCGTTCTCCGGCAGCTCCCAGTTCTTCAGGTTGACGTAGTCCTCGTCATCCGGCTCTCCCAAAGCGATCAGAGCAGATCGACGGGCGCCGCCCGCAACCACGGCCTTGCCGATCTTGTTCATGATGTCCACGATATCTCGGGAGCTGAGCTTCTCGCCGTGGCGGCCAGCGAACTGCTTGTCAATCGACTCGTGAACTTCCATTAGCGGCCCAGGACCACTTGCGGTGCCACCGAACGAGCTGAGCGGTGACCCTGCAGGACGCACGTTGCTGTAATCGAACACGACAGGCTGGCGGTTCTTGAAGAAGTACGTTTCCAGCTGCACAGCAACACTCTCGGCCCAACCCTCACGGGTATCTGGCACGACAAACACCTCAGGTTCGCCAGTGGGCTCCCAGATCGTCAGCCTGCCTGCACCCCGGGTATCGAAACCGACACCGACACCGTTCATGCTCTGCTCCATGAGCCGTGCGAACGGCATGGTGGCCTCGTAGGCAGAATGAGTGCTCAACTTGTCAGTTGAGATGAAGCTGCAGTTGTTCAGCGAACTGTTCTGTCGATTCTCGTGGACATACTCGGTCCCCATCGCCCACATGCCACGACCGGGCGGCGTCCACTTGAACTTGAACATCCGGTCGAACGCATCCTGCGCTGCCTTCTGAGCCTTGAACTCGTTCCACGGCGTGCGCTGATGCTTCGCATGATCCTTCAGGATCGAGTACATGCCCTCGATGCAGCGCGCGCACACATCAGCCCAGGTTTCCTTGGAGCCGTCTGCCTTCTTGCGGCTGTACTTCGTGAGGAACACCAGCTCAGAGAGCGAGTTCCCTCCTCCGATACCAAACCCCCAAGGAACTTGCTGATCCTTGTAACCGTTCTTGAAGTCCTCGGGCAGATGGAATGAGAGAAAATCGGACATCGCTACCTCCGCGAAACTTAAGCCGGTAAGTTCGTATCGGCTTGCTATCGCGTCATTATAGCGCGTCAGAAAGTTCCCTCATCACAAAGCTGAGCCGTCACATCAGCGGAAACTCAACTCGAAAGTTGGCTGGCGCCCAGAGAGCTGCCAACTTCACGTATCTTGAATCGAGACAGATACCCCACTGCAGATTCCAGGATATCCAAATCATCCTTGAACAAACCCAACCCCGAATTACACTGTGTGCAGAGCAGTCCACGCACCTCTCCGGTGTCGTGGCAGTGGTCGACGCTGAAATACTTGCGCTTGACGCCCGGTTCATCGACTCGACAGATCGCACAACACCCGCCCTGACTAGCTAGCATGTTGTCATAGTCGGCCATGTCGATGCCGTACTGACTCCTCAACTGATACTGCCTTCGTTGCTCCGGGGTCTTCCTGGAGCGGTGCTTCTTGAAGTCCGCCTTGGCCTTCTCTGGGTTTTGTGCTCGGCGTTCGCGAGCCTCCCTCGTGGTCCTCCCATTGTAGCAAGGCTTGCAATCAAGCACCGGCTTCTTGGTGGCGCCCAAGTAGTACTCAGAGAGAGGCTTCTCAGCTTGGCATGTTCTGCATCTTTTTGTCATGACTAACTTTATCGGTCCACTCGTCCTCGTACTGCACCTCTCGATAAATCAGCTTCTGCATGTCGTTGAGGTATCCCCACTGGAAGCCCGCCAGAGCTTCGGCACCCAGTATTCTGGCCTCCCAACGACCATTCTGAATGCGAAGCTGGAGAATGCGGGCCCCGAAATCGGCGAACACAACATCGCCCTCCGCATACACAATCACTGTCTCAGGAGCGTCGACATCACGTAGCACCTGAGCTGCAAGCCACAGCAGCTCCATCGAGACGATGCCCGTCAGCAGCCCAAAGTCGTCCTGCACCGCCCCCGGGAGCTGAACCAGCGCAGCACGATAACCCTCCAGCACAGAGCGGGAGCGGTCATGCGACTTCGACTTGCCCTTGTAGCGGCGGTTGTGTTGACCCGGCAGCTTTCTACGAACACGACTCACATGCTCGCTCGGCCGACGGGATGGCGTCATTAGATGATGTACCAACCAGACCCAGAGGAAACCAAGGAGATGCGATCCCCTGGCCCCAGCACAATCATCGAGTCTCCCTCAATGAGATTGTGACTTCCAGCGTTGATCTGGAAACTGCCAGACCCTTCGACGTTACGCAGGTGGATCATCGTCTCAGCGTTCATCGCTGGCGGCAGTTCCACCACCACGTCTCCAGCGGTCGTGTTCGCAGACACGCAGTTGATGTGCGGCCTGAGAATGCCTATGGGTGACCCAGCTCGCAAGTACAAAGCAGCCACACGAACCCCCTTGGATTCTTTTGGTATCGGTTGCGGTCTAAACGTTATCGAGGGCTGGCACAATCTGCCAGCCCCCGAAACGGTCCAAGTTTATCATTAGGTACGACTCGCGAACTTAGTCAAGTTCTCAGGCGCTGTGCCCTCACATAGCCGCGGTGGACCGTGCTCGGGTTTTCCCTGGTCGCGATTCAAATCATATAGTTAGTTGTGACCAATTGACTATCTTTCGGCTCATCAGTCATCTGTATCAAGGATAGCCTCAAAGATGACTTGATTGTCATACCTAATTGTTGGAGGATGAAGGATCATTTCAAGTGAATCGGTAACCATATTCAAGAGAGAGATGGCGACCCAAGGACTGAGCGTCCCAAGGTCCACCTGAGCTGGTCCTTCTTCGTCCCACATGATAGTCACCATGTGGATACTTGGCAAGTCCTCATCTGAGATTTCTTCGTCATCAGCCATCTCGATCTCCTTCTACAGAGCGACTCCGTTTGAATCTAGGGTGGCCCTGAACTCTCTCCCTCGGAAGAGCGCCCAGCCTCCCCATATACTTATCGGCTCCACAGCCACGAGTTGGTCCCCCTCAGGCTGCCACCAGAACACCCAGATGCCCTGCTGCCAGTTCTCATGCTTCTTCATGGCCTGTCTGCCCTTGGAGGTGATGCCCGTCTTAGCGGACGGCACAGCCCCATCGATCTTGCAGAGGCAGCCAGCTGAGCCAGCGAAACTTGTCCGAGGACCGCCCTTGGTATGTCGTGTGGTCTGCAGCATCTCCTGGCGATGAATGTGGCCGTAACCGACCGAGACGCCAGAGGGAAGATGCTTGGCTGCGGTCCCACCTGGGGTTGACGAGTACAACTGGCCGTGCTCGAACCGCAAATGCTCGTTCACCCAGTATTCTGCGTCCGGGTACGGGTCCAAGAACTTGATGTTGTTCTCATCGAAGCGGCAAAGGTTCTCGATCGAGACCACCGGCTGGGTTTCCCCGCCGCGCGCCAAGCCCAAGATGTCGGGGGCCTTGTCCACCAGAAAGTTGGTGAGTCGAGCCTCGTGGTTGCCGGAGATCCACACGATCTCGGCATCAGGAGCGATTGCGCGCTGCGTGGCACCCTCGACGGTGGCACGGTCGATGGCCAGCTGGGTGGTCTTGAACCCTGGCGCATTTCTGTGACTGCCGAATGCAGGGAGGTCCAGATTGTCGCCCACATTCATGATGAGGTCCAAGCCGTAGCGCGCTTCTACTTCGGCAGCGATCTGGTGTGCCACGTCGATAGCAGCCTCATCGTGAGTGCAGATCTTCTCGTTGCCGTCAGCCCAGTATCCGATCTGCATGTCGGGGAACTTGATGCCAACCTTCCAGCCCTCGGGCTTTGTCTCCGCCTTCGAAACCTTGTAGTTGAGCTTGATCTTCGGTACCGGGCCACGTTCCAGAACGGGAATGTTCGTTGACGGCGTAACTTCGATCATCGTCGAGGAGGTCTCGGCGCCAGCAGCGGTCACCGAGTTCCTGACCGCAACCTTCTTGACGACACCGATCTTGCTCAGTTCCTGAAGCTGCCCGACGAGATCGTCGCTCGACTCAACTTCAACCTTGACCGTTTCGTCAGACCAGTAGCGTTGACCGTATCTGGCGAGGGTGCTCGTCTTCAGTGGAGCGTACCCGAGTCCTTCCAGCCACTCGTTGATGGCTGATGCCCGAGAGCCGTCACGCCACATCTCCTCCATGATCTCCCGCTGAGGATGATCGGCCACGCCCTTAGATTCAGTCATACACGTCTCCTCGACGTAGATTCGTCGCTGGATGCATGATAAACTATCGGCATGAACAATCATCACATAAAGTGGCTGCACGCATGCGACGCCATGGCGACGATCATGGGCAAATGTTCCAAAGCCCAGTATTTCGCCTTCGTTCTCGACAAAGACCATCGGGTACGAGGCTGCGGGTACAACGGGACACCGAGCGGCACCATTGACTGCATCGACGGTGGATGTCCTCGTGCGACCAGCGGCGTCGCACCATCAACCCCATACGATCACGGTGACGGGTTGTGCTGGGCGGTCCACGCAGAAGCGAACGCCCTGTCCGGTATCGACCGGTCGATTCTGACATCCTCGACACTGTTCGTGAACGGCATGACTTGCCTTGGCTGCGCAAAAACCATTGCCAACTCGGGGCTCCGTGAGGTAGTCTGCTACGAAGAAAACCGTTCAGATACACCGCTTGTGAGAGATCTGTTCTCGCGATGCGGCATCCACATGACCAGCTACACGAAAGAGGCGTGACCCAAATGGTATTGAAGAAGAAGGAAGCGAAGTTCCAGCCCAGCGGCGAGATCAAGCGGATCGTGTCGCTCGGTGGCGGCTCTCACGCCTACGTGTTCGACCTCAATGGGAAGACGCATCGCTTGAAGACTGACAGCGACGAGATCGTCACGCTGCTCCGTGACATGAACGAGCAGACGGGTGGCAAGACCCGTGACGAACTGCTCAAGCTCGGCTGGACCGACCTCATCATGAAGATGGAAGCAGATGCCACAGAAGACGAATGATGAGGACCTCATAACAGGGGTCTTCCTGCCACGAGGGCAGTGCGTTCTGCCCCGAGGCTTTGCGGACACCCGCGAGCAAGTCGCCTTCGATCGAGTCTCCGAGCGTAACCTCAACCAGTACCTCTGGCTACTCAACTACCTGCCGGTCTCATGCTAGAGCTGGCGACACGACGCACCCACGTAAAGCTGATCAACAGATGATCGACTACTACACGCTGAGTACCGTGTACTCAGGCAGCGAAGTGGTACTCCACATCACCATACGCCACTCGACCCTCGAATCGTTCGCGAGACACAGAAGTACCTTCTACGTCGAAACCGAGTGGGCTCCCCGGTGGGAGGTCAGAGCCTACCGGAACTGGATGATCCTGGCAGCATGATATTTCGGATACCCACTCGGTGGGACCTGAGCTGGGGACACGAAGTCAGCTGGTCGGTGCAGGAGATCACCGAGCTGGCACCTGAGAGGCGAGGAATGTACAAGCTCAGGTACAAGTTCTTCGTCTTACCAGTTGGGTGGGACGAGTCGGCCGAAGACTTCAGACTGCCCGGCCAGTACATGGTACTAGCAGTAGGAAGATGAACCGGGTCTCTTAAGGCCCGTTCTTTCGTAATCCTCTGGAGTCGCTTCCCGAGTCGTCACCTCAGAGGACTCTCCTTCAAGCGCTCTCTTAAAGTTGAGAGAGCTGCGCTCTTGCTGCTTCTTGCGCCGCTTCTCACGACGAGTGGAATTCTTCTTCGGTACACCCATCAGGACTCCTGGCAGCAAGGATAAAGTAAGACGGACCTCTCCTTAAGCCTCGGAGTTCGTCTCTTTCTTCTTCTTCTCATCTTCGGGGCCTTCCAAGGCCCCCCGACTCGTTTCTCGTTCTTGCCGGGGTTCGTCTTAAGTCTAACAAGCCGTTTTCAAAACTCATCACAGAACCAGCATTTTCTTGCTGTCAGAGACAAGGATTCTGGCCGAGAGCCCTTTATTTGCAAGGGTTTCGGCTCCCAAGAAATTTCTTGCTGCCAAGGGATCGGAATCGGCCACGAACCAGCCGATATCCCTTGGATGAGGCCACTTTTCCACAACCGAGATCATGAGGCCGCTCCAGCGGTCGAAGTGGACGGCGTCTCATTTCATGTGCTGCCAGCGCCCGTGGCGTGGTGGTACGAGGATCGCGCAGCCTGGGGTGAGCTCTCGGTGGGACCCATGAACGCAGTGTTCTGGTGGCTGCTCGCCAAAAACTACAGGGTTGTTGATTGTTCGGCGTTCTCGTCCGCGCGAACACTGAACTTGTGATGAGATGACAACCTTCCATGAGATGATCTGGTTGATGTCCGACTCGATCTTCTGCCTGCGATGCGCTGCCGACTCGCGCGAGAGCACGTTCTGCACTTGCCCGATTCCGATGGCGGACAACTGGCTTACCGACGAGGACAATCACATAACTGCGCTGCCAACGAACTGGGGATTGGTCCATTTCGTGAAGTCACCCACCGATAAGTTCTTCGATGGAAACTACCGAGTGGCTTCGACTGATGGACGCGACCGTGGAGACGGCGCGATTCTTCGCTGACTGCGATGTCATCGACATCAGCTTCAACAACGGGACCTCAATGGAGGTTTATGTAGCAGTCTCGGCAGAGCAGCGCTCACGCGGCCTCGCCAACATCTCATCGCTGGACCTGGATGGAATGCTGTTCTACTACCAGCGCCCGTCCTACGTTCCGTTCACAGCAGAGAAAATGCTGATGGATATCGATGTGGCGTGGTACGACCGTGCGGGCACGCTGCTCCAGCAGATGACCGCCGAGGCTGGCATGGGCGCAATGTACTGCCCGAAGGCGTTCTCCTATGTGCTTGAAGCACCCGTTGGTTCCATCCCGGCCTCTGACCTGAAGCTGGAAACCAAATGGTAGGAGCAGCTAGTGCCGCGTGACCACGCTTTCTGGGAGACCGAAATTGAGGATGATTTCTGCTTGGGGTGTGGCGCTGACCATTACCGGCATTCGCGGACCCCGGGGCTCTGCCAAGAGTGTGCGACTCAGGCTTCCAACTCGGACGAGTTTCGACGCTCGGATCGCCATGACTGACCCGCTCGACTTCTCGCTGATCGTCTCCGATGTGGAACCGATCAAGACGAGTGTCGAGTGGACAAGAGGCGTGCAGCGAGTCATGGTGTTCGGCGCACGGAGATTCATGGCGCTACGAGCGGTCTGCGACCACGGCGAGCTGGGTGTCATCGCGATGATCGACGCTGGCAGCTGGGATATGCTCTCAGAAGAGGCGGAGAAGTCGCTCAGCGAACTCAAGTCCCTGTATCTGGGCCCCAGGAACTACGCGCTGCTAGAGGTCTAGCCAGTTCTTGCCGATCATCTGCAGCCCACCGCTGAACCAGATCTCGACGCTGCCCTCGCTGCACACGGTCTCGAAGCCGATCTGGAGCCACACCTGCTCCGTCGTTTCCTGCCGAAACCGCTTCTTATGGATTATCTTATCCGAATGACGGTTACATCCCACATCAGGGCCTTTGTCACACAAAAGGCAAAAACGCTGCTCAGAAGCAGCATAATGTGGTCGACCAGCCATAAAAGTCATGATAACACGGTTGCATCATGAGAAAACACAAGCTTGAAATTTGAATTAAGGCTTGCCAAACCCCTTGCTCCGTCGTATGTTGCTCTCGACGGCAATCCAGCCGCGATGAGAACAAGGAGCAATATGGAGTCCCTAACCGAAGTCGCTGGGGGGATCGCCACCGGAAACGGTGGGGAGATTTCCAAGCACAAGAAGAACGCACGCCCCACAGCAGCCCAGATGAAGACCCGAGAGAAGCAGGTGCTGAACCTCCTTCGCAAGAACGGGACAGTCGACATGTACAGCATCGCTGATGCACTGAAGCTGTCCCACCCGCAGACGGGTACTCTGCTCGGCAACCTCCAGAAGACCGGAGTAGTCGAGCGGGCAGGACGAGAAGGGCGACGGCTCGTCTACCGGGTCACACCCAAGGTCGTCCCTGTGGACACAGTCCCCGTGACTGCACCTGTGGCGGTCGCCGCAGCACCAGTGCAGCTGGGGGCGCACCTGGAAGTCATCGGCATCCACATCACCAGCTCTGGCGTGGAAGTCGAGCTTCAGGACGAAGCACAAAAGACCCTGACTCTGGTCGCTTGAGTCACAACTGAAACACCCCTTTCAAAGAGGACCTGCCCAGATGGGTGGGTCCTCTTTGTCTCCCTAGACCCCGGAGAACTCATGGATCATCACCACGTACGGCGGATGGAATACGAAGGAGAGCTATGGATCAATGTTAACGACCTGTTCGATGCCTGCGCCAAATTCAGAGACGCCCAATGGGCCGACAACTTTTGCGCAGATGCCATGTCCATGCAGGCGATATGCCACATGCTGGAATCACTGCGCGCTGTTGTGTGATGATTTTTATGCCATGCGTGTTACTATTCATGCATGGATCACGAACGGCTGTGGCGCAAGTACAAGTCCACCGAGGACATCAAGTACCGGAACGAGCTAATCGTCCTGTACCAACCGCTGGTGCGCGCTGTTGCCAAGAAGATCAGCAACAAGCTGCCACCCAACGTCGAATTCGATGACCTCGTCGGATACGGCACATTCGGGTTGATCGACGCCATCAAGAGGTTTGACCTTGAACGGGGATTCAAGTTCGAGACCTTTGCCATGAAGAGGATCCAGGGCGCCATCTACGACGGCATCCGAGCCATGGACTGGGTTCCTAGAACCGTCCGTTCACAAAGCAAAGAGCTCGCTGAAGCCTACGCCGACCTCGACAGCGACGATCCGACCACTGACGACCATCTGCTGGAGCATCTTGGCTGGGATGCCGAGAAGCTCCAGCGGGTGCGTGACAAGTCAGCTGGGGACCGAGGCATGCTGTCGCTCGATGAGCCCTTCAGGGCCCCGGGAGGTGCGGAGATGGTCGACCGAGTGTCGCTCTCCGACGTGATTGCCGACGAGCAGCAGTCACCCGGTGGTCAATTCGAGCTGCAGGAACTCCAAGGCTCGTTGTCGGAGGCCCTGTCCAGCCTGCCGGAGAAGGAGCAGATCGTCCTGGCGCTCTACTACCACGAGCAGCTGAAGTTCTCTGAGATCGGTGAGGCGTTCGACGTGAGCGAGTCCCGGGTCTGCCAGATCCACATGAATGCGATCGAGAGCATTCGGGAAGCGATGATGTCATGACCTCGCCTCTGGAGTTCTGGGACTGGCTACGCATCGGGATCGACGCCGGGTGGGTCAGCGAGCCGGTCTGCGCCACACACGAGGGAGTGCCCACCACCGTTGAGGGCATGAAGGAGTGGGACGAGGGCCATGACCCGTGTGAGCACATCGTGCGCCTGATACCTGACGACGAACATCTGTCGCAGTAACGACGAAGGCCCCCAGCCGAAGCCGGGGGGCCTTCTCCCTCGTCAAGGTCTAATACAACCTAGTACAACCTCCAAGGTGAGGTGCCTGCCGCCTGATACAGCGTGTACGCTGCCTTCGTGTTGCAAAGGGCGTCGTACTTCTGTGCTGGGGTGCAACCCACAGAGTAGTACCTGTGATCGTGCATCCGTAGCATCTGCCAACAACCAGCGGCGGTGCTGGAGGGGTTCTGCGCTGACGGGTTGTTGCCCGACTCACGCATGATGATGGCTGTACCCCAGTTCCATGTTGATGCGGGGAACACCTGCCTCATGGCAGACAGGCAGTCCGTTGGACGGGATTGTGCGGTGTGAACACCCACAAAGAAGGCGTGTTGCCGATCCTGAACAGCCTTGATAACCTTGGCCTGATCAGTTGGATTCAGCGTTTTGAAGATTGCCACTTCGGCTGGCGTGCAAGAAGAAAGCACTTGCAATGCGAGTACTGCTGCTATTACTGTCACAATTCGCTTCATGGGCTTCTCCCAGTTCGGTGAATAAATCGTTGCCCAACGGTAACAGGTTCGCAACCGAAATGCAATAGAAGAGTTATCCGACCTTCAAGGAAACCAATTGACGATTACTGATGTGACCAGTGACACCAAGCCAACTACGGACGAAGAGTGGCACGCCCTTCTCCACAACCGAATCCATAACAGGAACGACACCTACTGCACCTACGGGTGCCGCTGTAGCTGCTGTCGCACAGCCCACACCGAGTACAAGAAAAGCTACCGACCACCGAGCGCAGTCATGATCGCCAACACCGACACCAACTGGATGAAGACCACCAAGAAGAACTGCACGGGCCTGAACCCTGAGATCTTCTTCACCACAGCAGGAGAGGGCACCAAGTCCTACGAAGACGCTGTCTGCTATGCGATCTCGATCTGCGAAGGCTGCTGCGTCAAGAAGCCCTGCCTCGACTACGCCCTCGCCACACGCCAAGAGGGAGTCTGGGGAGGGACAGACGACAAAGACCGCCGACGCATCAAGAGGCTTCGCCGTGAAAAAAGGTCTTGACTCAAGAAGTGTCTTGATTTACCTTGGAGCTATGGACATCAATCCAGCAACCCCAACACCAACCAAGAGCAAGACCCACGGCCCTCGCAGCGAAGAGGTCCGGGTGCAGATGCGCCAGCGTCAGGAAGAGACTCGCATCGTCAAGGCGTACCTCGCCCAGCTGAGCGAGGCTTCCCATCGCCGACGCAGGGACAACCTGGAGCGCTACCTCGACTTGGCCGAAACCAAGCTCGCTGGGGATCTCCAGCCGATCGACCGCTTGACGCTCCTGCAGCGCAAGCACGATCTGGAGGCCATGCTCCAGCCCGTGGGGGCCGAGGATCACACCGAGGACTTCACGAAGGTCGCTGCCAACTACAGCGACCGCAAGGGCATCGCCTACCGCACGTGGCGAGAGGTCGGAGTCCCGGCAAGCGTCCTCAAGGCCGCTGGGATCAGGAACAACAAGTGAAGAAGGGAGGCCACAAGGGGCGGGGGTCACGCACTCCCGCCCCTTTCCCACGTCCGTCCCCAGACGCCGCCAGTGACCGCTACACGGCCGATAGCCTCAACGAGTACCTGGACGACGTTCCGGTCTCAGACAAGCCTCTAGCGGCCCTTGAGTGGCTTCTGGGGCCACAGTGGTGATCTAGGCCCTGTTGCGGTCCGAGAACTGGGCTCTTCCAGAGCCATCGCCTCGAAGCTGCCAAGCACCGTTCCACGCCCAGCAGTACCCGCCATCAGCCAGAGCTAGAGGCTCAGCAACGTTGCTCTTGAAAGAGTACGGGCCTGCAGCGCCGCTGTACCATGCGGGGAGCACGAAATCGCTCACGCTCACCTCGCTCAAGATATACGAACACGCATCCGTTGACACCGGGCTGCACACATCCAATCCGAGAATCCCGTCCACAGTCTCCATCAAGACGTTGACGAACGAGTCAGCCAGCATCTCCAGCACGACAGCAGAAAAGCTCACTGTCCAGTTCAAACCAGCGTTGGCAAGTTCATCCAGATAGATCGCAACGTTCGGGCCACGAACCTCTGGCTCGAAACCGTCAGCCTCTGCCTGCTCACGGCTGTCATACAAGCTGACCGTCCAGCCCTTCGGCGGCGGCGGCACATAGCCCCGGACAAGCCTCCCGGTAGGATTGGGTTCTACGGGGACATAGAGGTTCGCGTTCGAACCCCACGTAGGAGCGAAATCTCTCTTGACCTGGGTCGCAACAGCGCTCTTGGCACGATTGAACTCGTCGTAAGAAAGCGTAGCATTGTTGAGAACGGCGATTTTCAGCATGGTATGGTATCGTCCTGACAAGGAGAGAAATGAGAGTCAGCGATAGCAGCCCAGACGAACAACCAGGAAAACCAAAGGTGACTTCGATCACGGTCACCAGTCAGCACATCCGAAAGGACGGCACCTGGAAGATCACCTACCAGAAGACCATCAGGTCACCCGAAGAGCCAGCCTAGTGACCCAAGAAAGCGCGAATCCACTCGACTATGCTCAGACGCATATGTCTCAGCGCTTTCATTCGGTAATGGTGAACTGATTGCTCTCAGCGCTGATCGTGTCGCTGTGAATCGGGTTGTACTGGCGTTGCACGTCAACTTCGTAACGGGCCTTGCCAGCTGGCGCAGTAGACGGGATCTGAACCTGGATGATCGCCTTGTCGCAGCCGGTGGGTCGATTTGATTCAATCGGTGCAGTGTAAAACGCTAGGCCGCTCTCTGTTTCGAGAGTGTAAGTGCTGACGGCTGGGCCATTGACCGTCTTGCAGTATTCGACCTCGGCATCAACGATCTCGCCTGCGGTCACGACATCGGGGAGAACGATGCTCTTGATCTCCGTGCCAGGGGACACAGGCCAGATGATCAGCCAAGCAATGAACAGCAGAAAGGCTGTGGCTGTTGCAATGATCGCATATGCCGCGATGTGGAGGATCTTGCTCTGGAACATCATCTCGGCCTGTTCTCGTGGATGATGGTGAATGACGTGGTAATCCACGTTCTGGACACGCCTTCTTCCCCGTTCCCTCTGATCGGTATCTCGGTGCCGGTCAAATACCATTCTGATCGGGTGAAGCCTTCAGCGGTAAGCCTTGCAACCTCTGCCCGAACCTCTTCGGGAATGGGATTACTGAAATCGTACTGCTGACAGCCTGGACCGCGATCGTTAGCTCCCTCAGCGACCTTGAGGAACCTGCCGGGGGGGTTATCGGACTGCCAGTAAAGGGTTCCCTTGATCTGCACAATGTCCTCTTCTGGCTTGACGCACTTAATGCCATTAGAGTGGATATCTTCATCAAGATAGAACTGGACACCTGACGATGTGGAGTTGTCATTCGACTCTGTGACAATTGAGCCGGGGTTGGAGTCATGGAGATCGATGATCCGAACTCCACCCTTTGTGGGGAACGGCGTAACATTCTGCACCGGGTACTCGCCTAGTGGATCCCACAGAGAGTTCTGGTACAGAGCATACACCCCAATTGACACAACCATAAAGATTGCTGCGGCAATGGCAACCAAACCAAGTCGTTCTATGATACGTACAGATGTAGAGGCCATCAGTTCGCTCCTTCAGGAATCGCTTGACCTTGAGCGAGCAGTAGAAAAAGTTCTGTTGTGCTGGTTGCGGTGATCGTCCTTAGAGGGTTTGGCTGATAGCTCGTCTCTACCCGAAAACGGTAGTAGGCCCCAGCACTGACGTAATTAGGCAAAATCGCGTAGACCTCTGTTGTGTCGCAGATGTCCTGATAGCCGTAGAAGACGATGCTGGGAATCTCGAAACTGGCAACACGTTCTTCTTTGTCCGCTGCTTCGATGGTTGCAAACCCTGCGTCGTTTGCCTGCCCATAGATGTCGGCCCACCGAGTAGAAAGCGTGTCCACTCCCCTATTGCAAAACTCCTGATCCCACACGAGAGCCTCTCCTTGTCGGATCACTGGGATTCCACTGCTGGTGAACTCGCTGGTCTTGATCGGTCCCGGTTGACCGTAGCTGTAATCGTCGTAAGGCCATGTAATGGCAAGCAGAGCCAATACAGCCACAACAATGGCTGCGGCAATGGTAACAAAAGCAAGAGCGTGGCCCAGTCTCGCTCTTCTGCCCAGTCTCGCTCTTCTGATGGGAGTCATCAGGACACCACCACGGTAGCGATAAGCGCTGTGACAACAGCAATGAGGATGAGCCCAACCATTCCGTACACAAGTCGCTCTAGCGGCTTGATTCGGTCGTCAAGGCGATCCTTCTGGGCTTCGAAAGCAATCTTCAACACATACTCGTTAAATTTCTTTTCGAGACGACCCTCGAACTCTGCAGCATCCTTCTCTATGCGCTGAATAGAATCCTTGAGAAGCGCCAGTCTCACTTCGTCATCAGGCTCCGCCATGACTGTCACCTAGGTCCTTTCTGAGGACTAGAAATTCACTTGCCCACGGCTAAGCCAATGCACTCGTCTCTGCCCTTTGAATCGGAGTGAGCTGCCTTCAAATTGATGCTGTGTTTGGCTTGTTGACAGCTTGGTTGGCTGATGTCATAATGAGACGATGACACCTGAACGAGCACTACAGAGGGCTGGGCACAATTACCCTGGCCAGATCACAGCGAACCTGCGTGACGCGGGTTTCGTGATCATCGACAAGGATCAGCTCCAGGCTTATGTCGATGAGCAGATCGCCGAGTTCATCAACGAGATCTATCAGAAGGACCCTGATCTCGTCTTGCGGATCACTGAGACGGTTGGTAGGTCCACAACGATGATCGTGGATATCAACTGATGGCTCTGCTGCCTGACGCTAAGCGCAAGTGGTATGTGTCAACGAGTGTGAATGTTCGTT